TATTACTTTCCAATGCAACACAAATGAGGTGATTTCATGAAGTATAAACATATAAAAGGACTTCAACTACAAAAACCATCATATCTTAGCACACCTAATTCTAAAATTAGAGAGTTGTTAGCTGGTGGAGAAGTTGAGTTAGAAAAAGAAAACTTGGAAGAATTTGAATCTTTAGGTGTTCAAGTTCAGCCAATTAAAAAAGAGCCTAAAAAGAAAGTTAAAAAAGAGGAGAAATAACACATGGCAGTTAGTGGAAAAGTCTATTCTAAAAGCGATTTTAGTGTAGGTATCATAAACAAAAATGCAACTGCATTTGAAACAGCAGCAGCCAATGATGCTGCTTACGAGTTACTTCCTGTAATTAATGTATCTGCACCTGTTCTCAATCTTGTTGAAAGTGGTGAGATACGAAGCAATAATGCAGGAATGGTTGAATTAGATATAGATCAATTTAGAACAACTAAAGGTGGATTTATTACAATGGACTTTGAAGTTCCAGCAGAACGAGATTTAATTGTTCGTATGTTGGCTAATGTTCTTCAAGATCATGGCGAAAGTGGTTCAGGACCTTATGTTCACACCATTCAAGCAACTTCAGGTGCAGCTTTAGCAAGACCTGATTTTACAGGTAGTTCAACAGCAGGAATACCAAGTGTATTCGATATTGGATTATATTATCCTGAATCAGCACAAGACAAAATGATTACAAGTGCAGTTTTACAAAGTCTTACAATGAACTTTGATATGGCAGATGGTAGATGTTTACTTAGTGGAACATTCTATTCAGGTATGACAAGTTCAAGTAAGTTCTTAGTAGAACAAACTTTAAGTGCTAATTCAGCAGCACCAACTCTATCAAGCACATCACCAACACAAATAGAATCTTACTTTGATGTTAAGAAACTAGATGTTGATGGAACTTCATTAGCAGATATGGTGATTACAGCAGTATCATTTACATTTGAAAACAATGTAGCAAGAGTAGGTAGAGATTCTAGTGGTGATGCAGAAGCATATGCCTTTGGTATCCCATCAGTAAACATTACTGGAGAAGTTTCATTAATGTATGATGCGAACTTTGACTTTGGTAGTGGTGGTAATGTATTACAAGACTTTATAAGTGGTAATACTGCAACACTAAAACTACAACAAGGTGATGGAACAGTATCAACAGCAGGTGAGATGAACATAGAATGCGAAATATATTCAACAGCAGTAAATCTTGATCCGAATGCAGACACAGGTGCAGTAATAACAATACCATTTAAAGTAGTTCAACCTACTTCAAGTGGTGCAGCATCAGGAACAGCATTTAAGTTTGAGTATGCAGATTCAACCCCATCAACAGGTTGGTAAACAAAGGAGTAACACATGAAGGTTAAAATGTTCGATAAAGAGTGGGAAGTGAAGAATCCTACTTACAAAGAAAAACGAGATTTACAACGAGCAAGAATGAGTGCAATCAATGCAACAGGTAAAGTAGATACTGAAAAGTTCTACGATGCACTTGAAATTGTAGAAAAGATAAGTGGCTTATCCGAAAGCGATTATGTCGTAAAAGATAAGCCCTTGACTATGGGTGAAATAGATGGTCTATTGACGAAACTTCTAACTGAATTTTTAGATGTTTCAAAAAAAGACTAATGGCTTTGTCTTGTTATGTGTGGTTTAGTCATTTTGGCTATCCACACTTTGACAAGCAGTATCCTTATAAAAGGCAAAGTCCAGTAACAAATAGAGTAAGGACATATAAAGATGAAAAAGATGTTCTACATGAAATTGATAGAGTTTATGATCAATACAAAGATTCTAAATTTTCTATGGGTAGAAATCTATATTTTATATTACCTCTATTTTGCGATCCTAAATGTTTGTATGATGATTGGATAGGAGAAACCATACGAGAATATCGTATGGCTAAGAATTTAAATATCCCTATTGCAAGAAGTTTAGAAGAAGCCGATTCATTTATAGTAGATAATTTTTTAATCATAGATAACGAATTAAACTCAATTAGGGAATATGAGGTAAGTAAGAATGGCAATGGATAAAAAACAAATAAAATTATTTATTACAGCAGAAACAAAGAAAGCTGTTCAAGCACTTAATAAAGTAGAAAAAGAACAGAAAGATATAAAGAAGCAAAACGATGGCTTAAAGAAAAGTTTTGTTGGATTAGGTAAAGCTATTGTCGGTGCTTTTGCAATTAGAGCAATAGCAAATTTTGCGAAAGAAGCATTAATATTAAAAGGACAAACTGAACAATTAACTAAAGCATTCAAAAATCTTGGTTCATCTGTTGGTTTTAATAGTAAATCTTTAGATAAGTTTAGAAAAGCAACAAATGGAACAGTATCCGATATAGACTTAATGACACAAGCTAATAATGCTATGTTATTAGGTATTGTTCAAAGCGATGATCAATTTGCAGATTTAATTGATTCTGCACAACGACTAGCACAAGCAGTTGGAAAAGATGCAATATTTGGTATTGAAAGTTTAACAACTGGTATTGGTAGGCAATCAAAACTTATGTTAGACAATCTTGGTATTATTGTTGATACTAATAGGGCTTATGAAGTTTATGCAGAATCTATAGGTAAAAGCACAAGTGCATTAGATGACAATGAAAGAAAACAAGCATTTATTCAAGCTACAATGGAATCTGTCAATCAAAAAGTATCTCAATTAGGAGAAGAAACATTAAGTTCAACAGAAACAATAGCCCAATTAGATGTGGCAATGGAAAATTTAAAAACAGCTACTGGTTCGTTTGTAGAAGGTCCTGGTGTTGGTTTTGTAAACTTTTTAACAGATGTAGTTTCAGGTGCTGAAATTTCAATAGAAAAAATTGGTGGCTTAATTACTGAAGTCAAAAACTTTCCTGATAAATTTCAAGAAGGTTTAGATTCTATTGGAGAAAAAGCTGGTCCACAAATTGCTACTTTTGATGAATTTGTAGGTCCATTAACACAACAAGGCATGAATGAAAAGAAAAAAGAATTACATCTACAATACTTACAATCAATTAATGGAATGGAAGAAGAAGCATTACAAGCTAGAATTGATTTAGGATTTGGTTTTTTAGAACAAGAAAATAATTTAGAAACATCTAGACTAACTAAAAGACTTACCAATCTTAAAGCATATTTTAATGCACAAAAAATATTAGAAAACGAAGCCCATCAATTAAGAATAAAAAACAATTTAGAAAGTGCTATTCTATCAGGGCAGTCATCTAAAGAAGCAGCACAATCAGTAATTAAAGCAGAAGTAGCAGAAGCACAAGCAGGATTGATTTCAAGTATTATGAAAGCATTACCATTCCCATTTAATCTTGCAGTAGCTGCAGGGGCAGGTAGTATGATTGGTAAGGTAACTGATCAACTGTTATCATTTGAAACTGGTGGATCGTTTGTAACAAAAGGTAGAACAACTTTGCCAATAGGTAATGGAGTAGTAGTAGGAGATAATGCAAGTGGTATGGAACGAATAGATGTAACACCATTGCCAAGTCCTACAAGTAGTGGTAGTAGTATAGTAGTAAACATCAATGCACCTGTTGTTGATGAATTTGTAGTAGATAGTATAATCCCTGCTATTAGACGAGCAGAAAAACTTAACTTATAAGGAGATAGAGAAGTGGAAGTAAGTAAAGATAGTAAAATGACATTAAGTTTAGAAACATTAGTATCACTAGGAACTACATTAGTGTTAGTTACTGGTGTTTGGTTTACTCTACAAGCCGATATTCAGGAAGCAAAAGAGTTGCCACCACCTACAGTAAGTAGAACCGAATATGATCTAAAAGATAAGATGATTAGAGATGCAGTATTAGATACACAAAAAGATGTACAAGAGATGAAAGAAGATATAAAGAGTATAGAAACTTATATCTTAAATAGTAAGTGAGGGACATAGATGATAAAATATTATATACAATTTGGGTTATTATTTGGATTACTTTTATTGCAATCGTCATTGTACTCCCAAGATAAATTAGAATCTTTACAACAAGTACAATTACTATCACAAGACGAATGTGTAATTGTTCAGGTAAATGCAGATTGGAATATGTCTGCTAATTTAGATTTAAGCAAACTAAGAAACTGCTTAGTATTCAATGGAAGTATAGATGATAAAGAATATGGTGCAATTATTGCAAATGAATGGAAAGTAAAGTCTGTACCAACAATAATTATGTTTGAATATGGTAAAGAAGTAAAAAGATTTGAAGCTGGATTAAGTTTCAATTTAGATAAACAAGAAGTAGTCAAGGCAATTAAAGATGAAATTGATGAAATACAACTAAGGAAGTTTCAATGATATATTTAGCAAGATACTTTAAACAATTATTTTATGGTTTATTATTAATGGGAACAGTAGTAGGACAAGACTTTTTTAAGTTCAGTACAATATATGGTGCTTATAGTTTTAGTAGTCCGATAACTAAACAACAACAATTCCAAGTAACAGGTGGACAATTACAAGAGTTGCAAGAAGAACTAGATGATCATACTATTATGACATTTGGTATTCGTAAACTAGCACGATTTGGATATGAGAATAAACCTGAAGTTTGGTACACAGGTAAAGAAGCACCAATTAATGAAAGTGCTGCTATTGGTAACATAGTTACTGGTTGGGAATATGTTGTAGAATATTCGGATCATAAAGAGTTTGAAGAAGAATTTACTAATCAAGAATATATGTTACGATATTTAGGAAAACATTTTTTGATAAAAGCGAACTACGATTATCGAGGTTACGAGGATTTAGAGTTCGCAGGTTTAGATATAAGGTACAAAAAGAATCTAGGTAATCTAGCACTCTCAATGGGAGTTGCTGGTAGAAGCCACCCAACATACCTAGACTTTTTGCCAATAGATTTATGGTGGGCTGAACAAGGAATTGATACAGATGAGTCTACACCATTT